ATGGACTGTACCGTAAAAGGCAATCTGTCCTCCGAAATTTTTGAGGACATTAAAAAAATTGCAGACAACAGGATAAATTTTCAACAGTTAAAAAACAAGACTGTTTTCGTGTCGGACTGTCACGGACTTATTGCATATTACATTATATGCACATTGCTTGAGGGCAATGACTTTTTTGAAAACAACACAAGGGTAATCACCCTTGCAAAAAGCCATGAAGATGCCGAAAAGCAGTTCGGCAACCTTACTCTCCGCAAAGATTTTGTCGTTGAAATCGGAGAGTCAAAGAACTTTCCGGAGATTGAAAGAGCCGACTTTGTAATATACTGCAACTGCCCATGTGAGGTTGCAGAGGAAGATTGCAGTAATCCCGAAATTGCGGATACAATCACTTCGGGCTTTGCAAATATGCTTGAATATGCAAAAGAGTCAAATGCCGAATCGGTTCTGCTCGTATCTTCATATATGGTTTACGGGGAGGTTTTCAGCGGTAAAAATAACATTTGTGAAAACGACCTCGGCTATCTTGATCCGACCGATGCCGACAGTACATACGCACAAAGTATGCGTTCAGCCGAAACACTTGCTGTTTGCTATGCTGAAAAGTTCGGTATGAATGTAAAAATCGCCCGTCCCTGCCCCACACTCGGCGGTGTCAGAATGAGCGATGAAAGAAAATGGGCAAAGCTGATTGTCAGTGCGGCAAAAAATCAGAGCATTATGCTTACAGATAACGGTGGTGAAAAGTTCAGCTTTTGCTATGTGACGGACACGGTTTCGGCATTGATTGATATTTTGCTTAACGGAAAAAGCGGTGAGGCATACAACATTTCAAACGATAACGCAAATGTGACAATGCGGGAATTTGCACAGCTTGTAAAATCGGCAAATCCCGAAAAAAATCTCTCCGTAGTGTTCGTTCACAGAAAAGACGAAGAAGAACCCGAATTTTCTCCGTCATCCCCCACACCGTATGTTTTGTGCAATGATAAAATAAAATCACTCGGCTTTAGTCCGAAAACCACGCTTAAAGACGGAATAAAACGCAGTATAAGAGCAACAGAACTGCGTGCAGAATTACGAAGGATAAAGTAATGCGTATTAAAGATTTTTTAAACGAATTTGAGGCCGACAGGGCGGCATTGCCCGGAGTTGAAAAAGAAACTCTTGCAAAGCTCAGGAACAAAACAATTGTCATCTCGGGCGGTGAACTTGCAAGGTGTCTTTGCTATGCCTTTCTCTACAATAACGAGGCTAAAAGGCTCGGAATAAAAGTTATCCTTCTCGGCAAATCACGCAACGCAATGGCATCATACCACAGCGAACTCTTGTTAAGAGATGATTTTGATTTTGTCGATTATAATTCCGCATCAGAAATTTCAAGTGCCGACTATGTAATTACAACAGGAATCTGCGGTGAACATACAGACAACAACCCACAGATTATGATTGACGGCATTGCAGAGATAAATGCCTGTGCCAAAATTGCAAAAGCCACAGGCGCAAGGGTTGTCGTAGTGAACGACAGCAGAATTTACGGCAAAGCCAAACCGCACAGAGTTTATTCCGAAAACGAGTACGCAGAACTTGACGCAACCTCTCCCTCATCGCTTGCAGGTCAGCTTATGAGAACGAGAGAAACCACCTTGCACTCGGTTTTGAAGAACAGCGAATCAACCGTTACAACGCTCAGAACGGGCATAATTTTGGGAGCGTCAAGCAACTTTACAAGCGTGCTTGATCCTGTCTTTAACGATATAGCCAACCGCCGTGACACAGTTGTTCCGGCAACAAGGGATCGCTGCACCTTTGTTTATATCAACGATGTTTTAAAGGCGATTGTTTTCGCAATGACAAATCTTGAAGAAAACGCAGTTTATAATGTCGGCGGCAAAAACTGCAACGCATCGCTGATTATGATTGCGGCTGTTCTCAACGATATTTACGGCAGTCGCTGTACAATTGAGTCGGGCGATTTTACGGAGCTTGACGGCTGTGCAATTAATTCAAACAAGATTTCCGTAAACGAATGCACTCCCGATATTGACCTTGAAACCATGCTGAAAATCTGCATAATGGACAAGATGAAGTCCGAAAAAGTTCTGCGTATCCCCCACTCACACGAGCGCAGACTTGATTCAATTCACGAAATTCAGCTTGCATTTCTGCTTGAAACCGACAGAATTTGTCGAAAGCACAACATAAAATATTTTCTCGGCGGCGGAACACTTCTCGGTGCAATTCGTCACAAAGGGTTCATTCCGTGGGATGATGATGCAGACATTATGATGTTGCGTGAAGATTTTGACCGATTTTGCGAGATTGCGCCAAAGGAACTTCCAAGCAACATGACTTTTCAATCGTACCATACGGACAAGGCTTGTTTCTATGAATTTGCCAAGGTCAGACTTGACGACACTTTCTTTGCAACCGACTTTGCAAAAGACCATCACGCAATGCACAACGGAATTGCGTTTGATATTTTCTGTCATGATAACACAGCCAATTCAGCAATCGGACGAAAAATTCATATGGCTGTGACTCTGTTCACAAGAGCGCTGGTGTTCAATAAATGGAATAATCGTAAGGCTGAAAACGGCAGTAGAATCCAGAGCATTGTAACAAATTTCTGCAAGAAAATATTTCCGCTCAGATTCAGTATGTGGCTTGAAGTCCGTACTTTAAAATTCTTTAAAAACAAAAAGAACGCAAAATATCTCTATGACGGAATGGGCAGAAATATTTATAACGGTGCTTTTCCAAAGGAATATCTTGACGATGTTGCTTATGCCGACTTTGAGGGTTACAAGTTCCCCGTGCCAAAGGAATATGACAAGTACCTTACTTTCCTCTACGGCGACTATATGGAGCTTGCACCGCTGTCAACAAGAATGGGTTGCCACGAAATTGCCCTCTGCGACATCGGAAAATATGACGGTTTCAAAATCCGCAAACCCGATTCTGAAAAATAATCAGCGTAAAACAGACCGATAAAATAAATGTGACTTGACACTTACCTGTCGGTCTGCTATAATAATGTAGCACATTTTGAGTGCTGTTGCGGAATCAGCTGAAGAGTAAGATTTATCTGAAAGTAAGCTCCGCCTCGGTTTCCCCACCGTGTAAAAATCAAGGGAATTTAAATTGATTATGCAAAAGTTGACACAATCATTTTCAACTTTCCATTTTCAATTTTCAATTTAATAAGCAGGTATGGCGGAATTGGCAGACGCGCATGGTTCAGGTCCATGTGAAAGCAATTTCATGCAGGTTCAAGTCCTGTTACCTGCACCATAGCTTTTTACCCCAGTAAATACGATATTTACTGGGGTTTTGCTATACTTAAATCACTCTAAAACACGGAAAAATACATATCGTAGCTAACACACAGCTAACAAGTAGCTAACAAATTTACAAATAACAAACTCCCCTCACTCGCTTTTTACGGCGGATGAGGGGAATATTTTTGCAATTATGTGTTTGTCAAGACATTAAGAATGTTCTTTAGGTTTTAATCAGCTAAGTGCCTTTTTTGCGTTGGCAATTTTGTTATCTTTTGCTCGAATACCGTCATTGATGAGATGATAGATAGCATTGATGGTCTTCTCGCCAACGATACCGTCAACTGTGACTTTACCTGCTCTCTGTGCCTCTTTTACAGCTTTCAAAGTGCCGTCACCGAAACCGTTTGAGTTATCGACCTTTGTTTTGACGATACCCATATTGTAAAGTGTAATCAACTGCTTTTTGAATGCGAGTGTTGCTGTATTATGTGAACCGTATTTAATCATTTCCTCATTCTCCTTATTTGATGTTTTACCGCCGAGTTGTGCGGTTACTTCGTCTGCAAGATTGCCGAGCCTGTTATAGAGCCAGTCACCAGGGCAAGATTTATTTGCAAACCACCTATGTACAGTCAAGACCATTTCGCCCGACTTCGGCGAATAATTTAAAGTCTTGTCCTCGTTACCAAACCAAAGCAGTTTAGTTTTGCCGTTACGCTTGCAAATATCCACACACAAGTCAACAAGTTTGTTGTATACTTTGCTATTCATCGTGTACGGAGCTACCGTGTCGCTTGCACATTCGATTGTGACTGCTCTCTGGTCATTTGCATTGCTTGATGAACACCAAGAGCGATTGCCCTCATCAACACAAAGCAACACTCTGCCGTCATAGCCGATTCCGTAGTTACAACTTGCCTCACAGGCTGTATTCTGAAAAATGTTTCCGAGCGTTTCAACGCTACACTGACCGACTACACAATGCGGAGTAATGCGGTCAATACTGTGTGTGCGTTTACCGCTGTGGTTTGGGCTTAATTTTGTGTAATTAACAAGTTTTGAATTACTCATAATCATTCCTCGCTTTCATCTGTTTTTACTTCGACTGTGGTTTTCAGTCTTTTAACAATTGATACCAAAAATTTCGGCAATGGAATACCAATTTCAGAGAGGTTTTCTAAAATTGAAATCAACTCATTGATGATAAACCAAATCGTAACAATCATGCCGATACAGTAGTTAATTTGCAGGTCGATTCCGCAGTTGACAAGTGCCGAGCTGATGAGATAGTCGGCAACAATACCGACCGCTACAGCTACGATATAGCCTACCTTTTTGATAATGCCTGTTACACCGACACGGCTGTTAAGCGTGTGGCTGATGTATGCCTGTGCCATTCCTGTGATGTAGTCGATAATCATTACCGCAATCATCACCGCAAACGGCACAAGCAAGATGTTAAGATATGCGACAATAGCACCGCATACCGTGGCAAATAATGCCTGTAAAATGTTTTCTTTCATTGTTTACACCTCGCTTTCTATCGGCTCGTCAACGGTTGGGTTGTCGCCCCAAACTGCCATGACAGCGTTATAGTATTCATCAGACAGCACCGTTTTAAGCTGTTCTCTGCCCGATTTGCTGTTCATGTAGGCATTGCGGATGTTAACGCCTACCTGCATTTCTTCACCGTTAAAGGTCAAAAACTGCTGTCTGAGTACCGACACGCTGTCCTTTGTGAGCATATCAAGTGTGATTTTTTCTTTAAGTTCCATTTTTCATACCTCCGTTATTTAATTTTGTACAAGCAAATCACATTAATTTGCTCGCCGTCTGCGAATGTGTAAGCCGTCTTATCCTGAGTCGAAAACTGTAGCCAAGTGTTATTTTTCGGAATGGCAAATTTAAAGAGCTTGCCAAGGTTTGAAATACCGACACAAAAAACATTGTCCTCGGAAATACATTTGTACGGCAAATCAATCAGCGGACACATGCTTTTGCCGCCAAGAGATACTGCGTTCATTTTGACCGTTGCACTGACGATTACGATGTCACCAATCGTCTTATATGTACAGTTTGCACTTTTGATTTTATCGGTGACGGTTGAATACGGTGTGAGTGTTGATGTACCACTTTCAATATTTGACGAATCGTATTTAGTCGCCAAGGCGGTTTTATCTGCTTTAACAAGCAGAGCATTGTAAACCGTACCACTTGTGAGATAACACGGGCTGTTATTTTTTGGTTCGCTGTCAAACGGCATTGAATTGAGCTTTCGGGCAAGTTTTTTATCTGTTTCTTCTCGTGTATATGCGTCCGTAATTCCGTACCCTGCGAGTGTTGTCGCTTTATTAGCTTTGTTTGCAAGATTTGTGTCGACTGTATCAAGCCTTGCTCCGAGCGAATTAGAACCGCCTCTTGCCGTGGCTATTTCGGTTTCAAGTGCAATTGCCCCGTCTGTTGCCCGTTCAATCCCCTCGTCCATATGGTTGAGGTTATCGGCATTGAGGGGCGGAGCAGAGCCGTTCACAAAGACAATTTTATTGTATTTGTTCATTTTCTTTTACTTCCTTTCCTAATCGTTTTTCGCCCTTTGATGTGAGGGCAGTTATAAATCCGTCCATTTTCTTATTGAACACAAATGTTTCGATTGTCGGCAAATCTTCAAACGGAGTTTTAATTGTGTACTTATCGCCTGCCTCAAGCCACCAATACGAAAACAGCTTAATTTTTGTCGGGCGATATTTATATACATCACCAAAAAAATTAACAGAATTATATTTTGTGCCGATATCACTTGCTGTTGTTCTGCACCTCATCAAAATGTTATCGGAAACATACCACGAAAAATCGTTACTGTTGCCATACAAAAACGCTTTTTTATCAGCAAACTTAGCACTGTACATACGGATAGGCTCAAGTTCGTAATCTTCAAAGGATAAATCTTTGTACGAATCGATTGTTTCAACGGAAGATTGAGAATACAGCCTTTTAAAACGCATTTTTCCGTCGGCATCTATAACGGCAAAGCTCAAAGTTAATTCTGCATAAGCTTGGATTAAATCTGACAAGGTAATGTCCTTTATAACCTTTTCCACGCAGGTATCATCAAATTTCAGTGGTACACTAAAGACAGATAAGCTCGGCGGTGAAACCCCTGTAATTGCATAATCTTTGGCAAATTCTGCGATTATTGAATAAAAGCTCTTAAAATTATCGTCTTTTTGATAGTGCGCATAACCATAAGCAAAACTGCCGTCCTCGTTCTCTTTGCCTGCAAACCACAAAGACATATCCACCTTTGACATATCATAAAAAGCGTCATAGGCTGTGATTTTGACGATGTTACGCTGTTTTTTATCTCTTTGAGCCGACTGAATTTTACCGTAGAAAACAGGACATTCAACCGTTCCTGTTTCGGCAGGACAAATAAGAGTATTTGACGGGTACAAATCATCTGACGGATACAGCTCTGATTCAAGATATGTTGCCGTTATGATGACCTGTACCGTCTTTCCTATCAAAGCCGAGCAATCATAATCAATGAGTTTCACGCTCATTTCAGAGGCTATGCAACCGCCGAATTTCAATTTTTTTTCAACGATTTCATTTTCAAGCGAAAAGCTGTCAAGCACGATACTTTCACCTGTTATATCCTCAAAACTGCCGTCAGGAGAATGCAGGGCAACGGTGTTGTAAAGTGTGTTTGTTTTCAGCTTATCAGCAATTTCTTTAGATACAAGCATTTTTAAGAATCACCCCTTAATACTCAATCAGCTCAACAGTAATCGGCTGATAGGTTATATCATTCTTTTCGGCATCCATTACGGTATATTCAATATCGGGAATATAAAAATAAGAGGTGTAATAGCTGTTCGTTTCATCGTTCCAATAAGTTACCCTGCACTTCCTCTGTAACTTATTCGCCATTGAGCGGTTGATAATCGACTGAAAATCAATCTTTTCGTCAAGATGAAGAATGTGAGTTGAAAACGAAATTTTTGTTTTGTAATTTGGCAGCGTTGCCCTTTGAAGCGTACCGTTCTGATCTCGTTCCGCAGAAGTTTCAAGTCGCTGATTCGGAGTTGATGAAAATGCGGTAATGTACTTATTCGGCATTATGTTGTTGCCGAATTTAAGCAAATAGCCGTTATAATTTGACATATCATCCCCCCCTTTATGCAAATGCGGATTTACCGTTGTGTCTGCGTCTGTAAAGCTCATCCTGTCTTATCATTTCTTCAAAAAGCGTTGAACCCTCAAGCTCGGCAGTAAACGAATAAGTGTTGCCACCGTTATTGCGAAAGATAATGAACATTTCATAAATGCGTTTAAGCAGGTCAAGAATTTGTGTGAGAATCACTGTATCCTGACCGCCCGAATTGTCGAGCATACCCTGTAACTTGTTAAGAGGAGAAATAACCTCAGGGTTACCGCTGTTAGCACCTGCGTTATCGCCGACAACCGCAAGTGTCGGAGCTTTAACAATACCGCCTTTTGCAAATTTTCGTGCCGGTGATTCCGTGGGTTCTTCAAATCTCGGAATGAGAGGCGGATTTTCAGGCATTGAAAAACTCCAATCCTGTCCAAATGCCGCGCCGATAACACCCGCAATTCCGCCGATTGAATTAACAACACCCGAAACGAAATTATAAATGCCCGTCCACAACGCATTTATGCCGTCAATGATAGCGTTTATAATAAACTTAAACACGGCACAAATGCCGTCCCAAATACCTTTGAAGAAGTCGTAGATACCCTGCCATGCTTTTTTCCAATCGCCTGAGAAAACACCTGTAATGAAGTCAATAAGACCGCCGAATGTTTTCTGTATAGAGGTAATCAACCCACCGATAAATGTAAACACATTATCAAACACCCTTTTTACGGCATTGAAAACATTCTGAAATATAGGTCCCCAAAAACTGACAAGCCAGTTTACAAACGGTGACAGGAAGTTATTCCACACGGTTGAAACACAGTCTGCAACCTTGCCGAAAAAGTTTATTGCACCTTCAAAAACAGGCTTCAGCCAGTTTTCCCAAGCTGACTTTACGATTGCTACGATAAAATCCCACGTAGGCTTAATCCATTGATTGTAAACATTCATCAGGGTTGTGCCGATATTGGTAAACATATTGCAGACATTCTGAAAAATCTGCTGTCCGTTGCCGTTCCACCAATTACTGATAATTGTTCCGATATCTCCGAAAATCTGACCGATAAAGTCAAACACATCTGCAAACTGCAATTGTAAATTTTCAAGAAATTCTGTGATTGTTGCACCGTCATTTTCAATCCATTCAACAAGGCTTTCGGTTGCGATTGAAAACGCACCCGAAACAACTTCGCCGACTGAACCCGCAAAGGTTGTAAGACCGCTTAAAAGATTGGAAATTGATTCTTCCATTTGAGGGCGAACATTGTCAATTGCATTGCCTGCAAGTGTACCGAAATTATCAAAAAAGATTGAAAGGTTGTTATAGCCGTTTGTAAGATTGTTGCCTATGGTGTCGATAAAGCCGATAATCTTTTCCCTGTCTTTTGAAATCCACTTAGCAACACCGCCCGAAATGGTCTGAAACGACTTTCCGCCGATTGTCGCAACCGCTCCGAATGCAGAGCCGATTGCCCCGAGTTTTGCAGAACCGACCTTTTGCATTGTGCCGAATGCCTTTTTAACTATGGGAACAGCATTATCAAAAACGGTCTTGCAGTTCTTGCCTATAGCTGACCAGTCAACCTTGTTAATACCTTTCTGTACATTCTCGACAAAGCCTTTGAATCCGCTTTTTTCGTATAGATTTTTGAATGCCCCCGAAAGGTTTTTGCTTGTGTCCTTGACAACATTCTTTGCAACAGCTCCGCCTGATGAACCGCCTGAAGAGCTTTTTGGTAAGGAGGTGTCTGACTTTGAAGATGAGCTGTCAGAGCTTGAAAGCACATTCAGCTTATCAAAGCCCGCAACACTTCTCTTTGCTTTTTCGGAACTTTTCTGAACATTATCAAGTGACTTTGAACTGTCATCTGCCGTATTCGTAAGGCTTTTGGCAGAATCGGACGCAGATTTGATATTGCTTGCGGTGTTGTTGCCTGTATCCCAGCCGAAGACCTTTGAAAGCGATTCAACCGCACCTTTGGCATATTCCGTTAAAGTCGCAAGTGCGGAACTCAACCGCTTTACAACCTGAGTTGCCACCTGAAGAATAGGCTGACCGACTACGGCAAGGAGCTGTTTCCAACTTTCTCTGAGGTTGCCCGTTACATTCTCCCAACCGTCTGCTTCACGGCTTGCCTGTCCCATAGCACCCGAAAGCTGATTGGCGTCCTTGACCATTTGCAAAAGCGTGAGCTGTTTCTGCGATTCCGACAAATCCGTAAATGACTTGCCATACAGCTTATTAGCCGCCGCATTTCGTGTGGTTTCAGTACAGGACAAACCGAGTGCGGCATCATTTTCAAAGTTGCCTTTGAGAAACGATTTCAGGCTTTCTGCGGTGTCTTCAAGCGAACGGTCGTAATATGCGGCACTGTCGGCTGTTACCTGTAAAGCCTCCTGCATCATACCCAAAGCACTTGAACTGTCCATACCCGTAGTTTTGGCAAAGGCATAAATGCTTGTGCCGACACCCTGTAATCGGGTTTCAAGAATACCGCTTTGATCGGCAACGCTCTGAATGGCTGATTCTGCCTGCGACTGCATTGTGCCGAAAGTCTGCTCAAACTGTGAATTTGCCGCATTGACTTCCGCAGCCGATTCAATGCACTGCTGACCGAACTCCTTGATTTTGGCAACGGAAAAGGCGGCAACCACAGCCGCACCGATTTTCTTAAACGAGGATGAAACCGAATTGCTTAATTGCTCACCGCTGCCTTTGATGTTTGAAAACTCTTTTTCGGTTTTCTGAGAAACGCCCTCTGCAACCTTTGAAAAGGACTGTTTCATATCAGTGCTTACATTTTCAAAATCTTTTGAAAGACTTGAAAACGCCGAATCAAACTTTTTGGTAATTGAATCGGAAATCTTATGCAATGTTTTTGAAATATCATCACCTGTCAGCCTGACATCAAGCTCAATTTCACCCGCCTTTGTCGCCATATTCACCACTTCCTTTCATTTTAGATTTTTTAAAAACAGGCATAAAAACAGCGCACACCGCTATGATGTACGCTTAAAAATTTTGCAAAAGAACAGCCACCCCATTTGGAGTGGCTTTTTGTTTTAGTTGTTGAGTTCGTAGTATTTGATGTCGATTTTCGGAAGTGACACATTGTTGCCCATTACGGTTTCATATGTATAGTCGCCGTCACAAGTTCCCCAGAATGTGATTACATCATCTTCAAGGAGTTTGTCCGCACCGTCAGGAATTTCTACAGTTGCGTAGATTGTATCAGTCCACAATGGTTCATCAAGATACTCATTTTCTTCTTTGGTTATATTGATTCTCAGGTCAACCGAATCGCCCCAGCCTTCCTGAACCTGAATAATCTGACCTTCAAACTTGTAGTCATTACCTTTGTACTTGTCAGGGTTTCTTGAAAGAGTTTTAAAGTCGACTGTTTTGCAACCGTCTTTAAATTCTTTTTCAACCTTCTTCGGGTCTTTAGTAGGCTTTTCTGTTGCAACTTCTTTTGTGGTCGGTGCTTCTGTCGCTTTTTCAGTTGCTTTTTCTGAACTCTGATTTGCAACAGTAGTTTCCTGCTTTGATTTGTTTGAACCGCTGTTACCGTTAATTGCACCGTTTACACCGCCAACAATCATAATAGCAACAACGATAATAACCCAAAAATACCAACGCTTGTAAATTTTCTTCTTTGCATTTGCAGGATTTACGGTTGCCGAGGTTGAATCGTTTCCGCCAAATCCTGCACCGCACTTGTCGCAAAATTTTGCATCGTCCTTTAATTCGTTTCCGCAATGTGGACATTTCATAAACATACACTCTCCTTAATAAATTTGTTAGTGTATGTTACATTTTATCACTATATATTAACATTGTCAAGAATTTTGTAGATACAGCGAAAATTATGTACAAATTTACAGATTAGCGAAGAAGTTTTGAAATTCTGCAAGAACGGTGTTCATATCTTCGTCTGAATAGTGCTTTACATTTCTTGACCGCCATTTATTGCGGATTTTATGCTGTGACGAAGTAAAGTTTTTCAAGACCTCTTTGTCGGTTTCAAGGCGAATTTGAACCGTTCTTGCAAGCGGTGTTTCGGGTCCTAAGCCTTGCAGAAGTGAGCAGAACTCATTCCAACTCATTTTTGCAAAATCCTTTGAATAAATGCTGACCCCGTACTCCGAGCGAAAGCTCGACACGATTAAATCAAAGTCATCAATCAGGTCGTAGCCGGGGTCTGAGCTTCCCCCTCGTCAGTCAAATCGCCTGTTGCAATTTTGGCAGATTCGCTGATAAGGGCGTTGAAATCGTGCATATTCAGCTTTAACTTTTCAATCTTTTCTCTCTCGGATTCATCAAAAAGAAGATGATACATTTCGATAACATCTTTACTTTTACCGTTGCCGTCCTCAAAAAGTGCCGCAACTTTGAGCATTGAAACTGCGTCATTGTTGATTGCAAGGTCAACATTTTTAACTCTGACACTCGGCTTTTCCTCAAAATTAAGCTTGTCTGTAATATCAATTAACTTTGACATAATCGTTCATTCCTTTCGTTTTTTAAGCGGCTGCTGTATATACGGGTTTGCCGTTTGACATAACTTCAAATTCAAGCGGAGCAACACCCGTACTTGCGCCTGCACCGTTTGATGTAACGGATACAACTGCATTTTTAAAGAGGACGGTTGCACCGTTGGGGAAGGTCCACATAAACGAAACTTCTGTCTTTCTGCCGTTTTCAAATGCAAGGGCGGCAATCTGGTCATTGCCTGCGTCACCGATTGTACGCTTGCCCTTTACCGAAATTGTGATTGACTTTGCTGTCATAAGCCTTGACTTCCAGCCCTCGTTTTCAAAGGCTGTCCATTCCTCGACGCCGTTGTCAAATGCAACAGAAAATTCTTCGCAGTTAGCAATATTTGTCGTGGCGGATTCTGTTCCTGCCTTGCCAACCGCAAACTGATTTTCATAGCACGGGAATACTCCCGATTCAACTTTTGCCATAAAATTACTTCCTTTCGTAATAAAATTTAACTTCAATGACCTGCTCATACACACCCTTGTCATCTGTTCCCACATCAACGGGTTCTTCCGTGAGCAGTTCGATTATATAGATTTTGTGTTCCTTAATTTCAACTTTTTTAATGCCGTAAAGCGTTTCGTAAAGTCTGCGTGCAAACTCCTCGGTTTCTCTTGCGTTGTCGGTGTAATGGATAAGCAAAGACACGCTTATTGTATTGTAGGTGCTTTCACCGCCGATTGCCCTTGTGGGTGTTCCCGACTGCTTTAATGAATACACACCGATTGACCTGTCCTGCTTGTTGTCAAGCTTGCCGATGTAATAATGCTCGGCTGAGGTAACGCTTTTGAGCCAATCTCTGATGTCCGATAAGTAAATCAAAGTCCTGTATTTCTCCTATATATTTTAGTGAATGTTTGACTGCAAAAATTCTGCCGTGTACCGCCCTCAAGCCACTGTGCAAACCATTTACCGCCGGCGGCAATGTTTTCCTTACGGCTGAAATTATACTCGGGATGAAAATACAACCGCCTTGCATACGGAGTGCTTGACACAATTTTAACTACCCCATTTGCACTTTGTGAATAATCAACAGCGGTACTATCGTTTTGAAGTATGCTTGTATCAAACGGCATTACCTGCGTGTTTTTCACCTGTTTAAGAAGTGCGTCACCTGTCTGTTCAAGAGCCTGTTGCTTTGCCCTGTCAAGCTGTTTTACAACAGGCATATTGAGTTTGATTTTTGATGATACCGAAAATCCCATTAAATCACATCCAATTCCGTAAAATTAACTTTGCCGTCGGGGTTGCGGTGTTTTGTACCCTGTACGATGTTTCGTTTTACGCCGTCAAGGATTACAAAGCCACCGCTTAAAGTGGGGCTGTCGGGGGCAATGTCGCCGTCAAAAAGCAAGACAGCCGACACCTGAACAATTTTCTGCTCTTTGGTATAGACCGTCTTTGCCTTTGACTGCACATTGCACACAGCGTTGCCTCCGCATAATATATTTGACGGATAAAGATTTTCGGAGGGATACAGGTTTTTGCACTCAAATGCGATAACAGGAGAGCCGTCCTCGGTTATTCCCTCACCGTAGATTGTGACCTCGACAGGAGTTTTGCAGAACTGCTTTTTTACAAGTGACGGAAATTTCACGGTTTTCACGCACCTTTCAGATTGCAGGATAACAAAGTCCTGTTGATTTTAGCAACGCATAGAGGTCGGCAGGAATTGCCACTCCGCTGATACACATTAAATTCCAGCTTGCGCCAAATTCCATTGATGTGCCGTTGATTGAATAGCTTTTCAGATAGGAAGAAATCATATCGGCATTTTCTTCTTCAAAAGCAGTAAGTCTGCTATGCACTCTGCCGATGATTCTCTTCTGCATTTCCGAAAGTTTTTCAAAATCAATGCGGTTAAAAGTCAGAACATCAATGTGTTCGGCAGAGATAATACTGTTTTCATCTCCACCCTGATGTTCAATGTAATCAGCATACATTACGCAACCGCCGTTGTGTCAACATCGGCATAAATGCTGTCAATTTTGCCGTCCTTGCCATTCGGGAACACGAATGTGTCGGAAAGTGAACGGTTCTGATAGAGCCAGCCGTCACCCTCTGTGTGTGAGCCGGGAGCAAAGAAGTAAATGCTTGAAATCTTCGGAACAGTCTTGCAGGTTTCACCGCAAGCAACAAGAACATTGATTTTGTGAGCGCCTGTTGCAGGCTCAAAACCGCCGTCATCGGGGTTAAAGTTGAAGTTATCGTAGAAACGCTCATCGTCAATAACCTCGATGATAGGGCAACCGTCAATCTCGGTCACTCTTGTTTCAATGCCGATACCGCCCTCTGCAATCTGTGTAAGCTCAATCTTACGAGTGAACTCTGTTGACTGTTCAAGGCAGTCCATAATGTGAGATGTCACATAGGCAACAAGTGTGCCTCTTGCCTTGTATCTGCGGAGCTTGCCGGCAGAAAGAATTGTTTTGAGCTTTGAATAAGCGTTCTCCTTAGTCCACTCCGATGTCTTTGTTGAAGAATGGTAGCCGTCTGTTGCCTGAGCCTTTGCTGCAACCTTTGAGAAGAAAAGTGCGTCTGTTTCGGGAGCAACCTGTGTCTGTTCAAATGTCTTTGAAATATTCTCAACCTTTGCGGTTGCGTTAGTTTCATCAACATCTGCCTTGTCAACGAGAAACTCAATATCACGGTCGTGTTCGCAGGTGAACGGAACATCGGTCTGAACATACTTGCCCTTGTTCCAACCGCCGTTGCGATTGTGGTTCTTAAAGCCTGATGTGCTCATCTGTGTGAAGTGGAAAGTTCTTGCGCCAACCCACTTTACATTTGAAGTGATGAATGGTGATGTAAGTGTGCCCTGAACAAGAATTTCGAGCAGATCAGGGCTGAACTGCTCGGCATAGTTATTTGTGTTTGCCATGATTTTTTCAATCCTTTCTTTGGTTAAATATTAAATCTGTTCCATTTTTTGGTAGGAACATTTGCCTTTGGTTTTGTACCGTCCGATGTACCGTTGCCGTCACCGCCGATTTTCTTAACTCCTGTGCCGTTCTCGGCAGGTTTGCCCTTGAGTGCGGGGATATCGTCAAGCACCTTTTTAACAGCCTCTGTCAGCTTTTCCGCATTGACCTTGCCGTCTGTCACAGCCTTTGAAAAGTCTGCAATTTTAAGCACATACGGAACGGTTGCAATGTCAACGCCCTGTTTTACGGCTTCGAGGGTTGCCGACTGGTTGACTTCTGCCATAAGCTTTGCGTTGTTTGCAGATTCAACTTCCGACTGCATTTTTGCAAAGTCGGGAGTGTTCTCGGCTTTCTGCTTTTTAAAAGCACCGATAGCCTCTTTCATCTCATCGGCTGACAATCCCTGCTCCTTAAAATAAGACTTCAACACGGTGTCCTCTGTCACGCTCTGTTTGCCTGTAATAAGGCTTGCGAGCTTGTCGTAATCAAAGGCAGGAGCGTTTCCCTGTGGTGTTCCCTGCGGTGCAGGTGTCGGTTCATTGGGGGTTGGTGTTGGATTTGGTTCTGCCATTTTTTCATATCCTTTCAGTTTTTCGGGTGTCTCCCGTAATCAGTTTATAGAGTGTCTCTCTGTTTCAGTTTTGCACGGTGTCTCCCGTAGTTTAATGTCTTCGGACAATAAAAAAGCACCTTACATATTCGTAAAGTGCTTAATCTGCTTTTTCTGTTTTTTCTGTTTTAACTGCTTTGGCTCTCGGCTTTTTGGGAGCGTCAGGCTTGAGCTCTTCTGCAAAACCGCCGTCAATGAGTTCCTTTGCTCTCTGCTCGGAACATTCAAAAACTTCATTCACAGGTCGGGTTACATAACCGTTCTGCCTGTCATTAAATGCTGTTGTCACTCTGATTTTCATTCTGTCACCACCTTTCTAAACCGGTCGAAATCGACGGGTTTAAATACAAAAAGCACCCTATAATCAACATTGCTGTCGATTATAAAATGCTCAATTCGTAATTTTATGCTGTTTTTGTGAATTGCATATAACAAAACCGCCCTTTTTACGGAGCGGTTAGATTATGCCACTATCTTTTAGATATTGCATTTTTTGTTTCTCTCTAAGCTTACTGTAAAGTGCTTCAGCATCTTTAGCTTCTTGTGGAGCATCTTCACGCAAAGTGACATTTAAACCATTTGTTACAAGGTACGGCTTAAACGCATTCCATAGAGATTTTTGTTCTTCAGTTTGTATCAATCTCATACCATCATCACCCTAAAAGTTTGCTGACTTTGTACTCGTTATACACTTCATCCATAGCTTTATCTTTTAAGCATTCAAAAGCATACTCACTTATATCCTCTATATTATAACCGTTATTTATCAATTTTTCAACCTTTGGAACATAAATTTTATTAAGGTAATCGCAATATTCAAAATAATCGTTAATACTTCCGAATTTTGCTCTGTAATTTTTAGCGTCTTGCCAATGAATCAGTTCGTGCAGAATTGTACTCAATCTGTCTTGCGGACAAGCCAAGTTTTCTTGTAAGCCTGACAAATCACTTGTTGAAAAGTATGCTGAATTGACATTTAGAACATTCTGCATTGGCATATATGAAGCAATAGCATTTACTCGCATTTCTTCGGGAGTGACAATACAAATTTCAGGCTTTCCGCTTGTTTCAACCTCTCCGAGCATATCAAACGCTTTTCTCACTTGCATATCAAAATTATGAAGTTCTTTTCGTTTTAGCTTTACCTTATCTGAAATATAAACATTATCACACAATGTATTTCCCTTGTGGGTATCAATTGTAATTGTTTCGCCCTCAATTTTGCGTTCAAAAGTTTTTGATATATCTTCCTTAAAAACAGGTCTGTAATATTTTTGTTCATCAGTCTTCAAAGAAAATCGTTTTGCCTTTTCTTCAAGCGTATTCGCCCTATCGTGCCACTCATCGGCTCGGGTTTGAGCTATTCGTTTATTGTCTCCATCAAGGCTGTATTCGGCACGGCGGTCAAAGCGTTCTGCCTGTCGCTGTGCATACTGCTGTTTTTCCTCAATTTCTCGCTGACGGTCAAGCTCTTTGATTTCATCTTCAGACAACGGTGCGTCCAAATCATCAAGTTCGGGATAATATGTACTTGTGCTGTCCTTACACCTCGGATGAAACAAACCGTTCTTGATTGCGGTTGAGAGAAGCGGATAGTTTCCGTCTGACTTTTTGCCGTTTGAATAAACATCGTCAATAAACACCTTGCCGATATATTTTGCACAATCGGGGCAACCGCCCTGTCTTGAGTTCACAACAACGAGGGATACTCCCCATTCGGCTCGCTTTTCGCCCTCACCACGCAGATAGGCTCTTTTGTTGGCTGTTTTAACCGCCATATCTGCATAATCCGAGAGCGTATGCCTTGCACCGTTTTTGTATTCCACACAATTAAGACCTGCGTTGAGCATATCTTTACACGCCATATCAACGGCTTTTTCGTATGTAACCGCACCCGTGTTCATTGCAACCTGTGCGTTAAAAATCGCCTTGCGGTACTTGTCGTTGCTCATACGCAAAACTGCCGTTTCTGCCCTTTTTAAATCGTCTGTGGTCGATTTTATGAGTGCGTCAAGTTTACGGTCATTCACCTTAAAAAACTCGGCTGTGCTGTGTGCTGACGGCTTTTTCGGGGCTTTGAAACCGTCCTTGACAGCTTCAAGAATTTCTGCCTCCTGACTTGCATTTCCGTCAGCTTTGGCGGTGCGAATCATCTCTTCAACCTTGCTGTTAATGGTTTTGAAACGCTTGCCGAATTTCTTTGCGTTGTGCTTACGGTACTCTTCAAGACTTTTGAGCTGTTCAGCCTGCCATTGTGTCCAGTTGTAACCCTCTTTGGTTTCTTCGGCTCTGTGACGGCTGAAATTTCTCATCATGCTGTCAATCAGTTCATCTTCGATTTTTTCAAAGACTTCTCTGATATTGTAATCACTCAT